GAACCCGAACGTTATACTCGCTGCATTCTCCAAGGAATACATCCAAGCTCAAATCGAATATATCGAGAATCTAGACGCGGGGCTCCGGGACGAGGCATGGGTCGAATTCCTGGAGTGCCTAAATGACAAAATCACGCTAGAGTGTGAATCAAACCCACCAACATGGAAGGACCTATAATGCAAACCAAATTCGATGTCCCTATTAATTCGACGGTGGTGGAAACCCTCACTGATGGGCAGCTTGACCTCGTAAAAATGGTCGACTGGGTCCATGGCAAGACTCCGCCGCTTACCTGGGAGGACGCCGCACGCCGTGCAGTTTTTCAAATTTTTAATCATTCTTTAAACGTTTGGGACCGGCTGTCAGATGTGCGCGAATACCTGGATTACCTCATCGAAGAGGTTGGCCCGGAGTCAAAAAAGGATATTTCAGGAAAAGTGGCGGCTGAATATTGGGCGATTTTGGGAAGAACAGCTGCAGTGGCGGCCGAAAAAAATAATGTTTTTATCCATATCGACGAACAACTATCTCAGTACGTAGACAAAATATCTACGATTTTGGTTAAAAAGCAGCGCGATTACGGGCACCATAACATTGCTCGATTCGGGCGCGCCGGTCTACTCGTGAGAATGCACGATAAAGTAGCGCGACTCGAGAACCTCCTACAGGATGAAAGAACCCCAGAGAACGAATCAATCCTCGATAACTACATCGATGTAATTGGTTACGCGTCAATCGGCATCATGTGGGAAAGAAATTGGTTTTTATTGCCGCTGACGCCGGCCGCAGGATAGTTCAAAAAATCAAAAAATTAACACATTTTCCGTCGAATTATCATGACGGTGGTGGAAAGCAAGTTCTGAAGAACCGGACGTTTAGAGAATAGGGAAAAATGTGGAAAATATTAAAGATAAAGTATCCGAAGGCCTGGTCGGTAGATTTGTTCACAGGCACCTGGAGGCTGGGCTCCTCGTGCACTACCCGAATCATCGGTATGTGAACAATCAGGGTCTGATTAAGTCGGTCTTCAGCAGGGACCAATACGGAACCCCAAATGCATATGAGGTTGAATGGTTCAGCGCGCTAGACGGATATGCCGTGAGCTCGGAGATTGTCCTGGCCGAAGTAATGCTGTTTGAAAAATGGAGCTTCTATGAAGACCGAGATGTGTGGATTCAAAAATTCGAAGAAAGCATCGAGCTGTACCGGATGAACGAAGAGCGAAAAAGACAGCAAGACTAATCAATTAAATGACGGTGGTGGAAGACCGGGAAAAAAGTGACCCCGGAGGAGACCAAGCGCGCCACCTACAAACCCGCCTTATCTCAACCCCGGGGTCGAGTGACACCAGAAGGAGAAAGGGGGGACCTTCCGGCATCGGAATAAAATATATCACAGGTCGGAGCCCCGCTGCGCAACCGCCCCAGAGTACGTGGCAAGTCTGGATAAATCAAACCAGAAGGCCGAAAAAAAATCTAAGAAATATTGCTTCCGTGCTTGACGGTGGTGGAAGACCCTGCTAACTTAAATCCCGTTGGGTAGCTCCCAGCGAAATACCGTAGGCCCTACAACTCAATCACCTAGATTAACTTTCTGAAATTTTCAGAGGGCTTACATGGCGACGTACTCGATAGGGTTTGCGGAAATAAAAGGTTTCCCCAGACCCCTTCCAAAGTGGGTCACTTCGTCCTTCTGTATCTATTCAGTTTGTTCCTTGGAATAATTCAATAACTCATACTCACTATGAGTCGCAACATTCTTCCAAGAAAAAATGTCTCTAGGTAGCCTATAGATTCACCTATACAACTTGTAACATTCAATATTCACAGGGGAGAACTATGTCTTCAAATATTACGGTGGTGGAAAGGCTTTTCGAGATGACCGAACCAGCTAAAAAAAGGGGAGCTCAGAAGCGCCCCCGTGCTACGTCTATAAGCAAGAACAAGAAGTCGCTCCTAGTAGACCAGAACCTAATTAAAGAAGTATTCGACTTCTGGGTACTGACATTCAACAAGAAGCGCGTAGTCCTAGATGAGAAGCGCAGACAGACCATAGGAGCTGCAATACACGACTATGGACTCGACGCCTGTAGGGACGCGATAGTCGGCTGCTCCCGCTCAGACTTCCACATGGGGCGTAACAAGAACAACCGTGTGTACAACGAGATAGAACTCATCCTGCGCGACTCAGAGCACATAGAGCGCTTTCTTGCCCTAGTATCGGATAACACCACAAACGAGGAACCGTTCTGATAACCAAAGACCAGACAGTAGAGATAGTAAGACAGGCCTATGCCACCTACAACCAGCAGCTACTGATTGTAGATGAGAAGCCAACCTTTAACGCCTGGTACGAGTTGCTGCGCGACTTAGAATACGAGGACGTTAAGGCGGCCTTCATCCAGCTAGCGACACACGCTAAGTTCATGCCCAGGCCGGGCGACGTACGACGTACCGCAATAGATACCCGTAATAAAGTGACCCCATTTTTAGATGCATATTCTGCTTGGGGTATTTTCCAGGGGATATTAAAAGAGGTACATTCTGGTGCCCAAACAGAAAGACCCCCTTTCGACGAGGCACTAAAAATTACGCTAAATAAATTAGGGGAAGTTTCATACGACATGCACACCAACGGCGATAGAGAGGTGTTCGTACGGACCTATGAGCAGGTAGTCCAGAAACTAGAGCAAGACAAGTACGCCATACAAAAGGAAGATTTGTAGATGAGCACTGACAAAAAAAATTTTGAAACGAAAAAACCGCACGCGCGCAAGCTTTTCGCCTCTTTTATGTCCTTTATGAACCGTCTCCCAGGCCCTCTCCTGTATTTGGTTAATCTCTCCCTCTGGCTTTCTGGCATAGCTCTCTACCTCTGGCTGTGTTGGAACGCAATTAGTCTCCTCAATCAACTAGTCTCCTGAAAGGTCTCATGCCCATACTTGACTACTTCTTCTTCTTACTGGGTCTATTCGCAATAGTCGTTATCTCCTATTCCCGTGCCTCATTCTGGCTTCGTGCACTCGGGGTAATCTACATCTCCCTGCTCATTCATAACCTAGTTATCCGCTAACATCTGGCTATGAAACGGAATCAGGGGCGCCCAGTAGTCCATCCAGTCAAAGAACATACGACTGTGACCATCAAAGTGGATAGGGACTTTAAAGAACGCCTTATCTATCAGGCAGAAGCAGTCGACCTTACCCTTACGGACTATATAAAATCTCTCGTTTATAGAGATGGTCCTGGTGCGTAGGCTGTGCGCAAGCGAGAACTAGCGAAGTTCCCTAACCGTAAGTACGGTATTGCCCTCTCTGTGACGGGTGCTCAAAAGAATGAGATTGTTCGCTATGCCGAATCGGTAGGGGTCTCAGTGAATCAACTGATTACTTATGCGGCCCTTATGTTCATTCGGAACGAAAAGAATATCCCTGAGCCTGGTCCTTCCCAGTACTCTAAAGTCACTGCTGATGATGTCATCCGTTCGTACATCACTGGTGAAAGACTTCTTCAGCCTTGTGGTCAAAAGGAATGCGTGCAGGACATTACTGAAATATCAGGTATGGAGTTCTGCAAGACCTGTAACCTAAGAGTTGGCTGAGCGTTAGCGATTAACTAGTCTTCGAAGTCGTCTAGCTTCTCTCCGCATATGGGGAATGTCGGGATTATCTTCTTCTTAATGCAGGAGCATATAGTGGCTTCCATTAGCTACCCCACATCTGTGCAAGGGTCGGTCGTGTTGGTCTCACGCCTCTACGCCTCTGCTCTGCTGCTAGTTGTCTAGAGGTTAATCCAGCCCATACTCCATGCATATCTGCCGGTGGGAACTCTAGTGCATACTCTAGACACTGAGCCTTCACAGGGCAGCTCTTACAGATAGCCCTAGCCTGTGCAATGTAAGTAATATCCTTATGTTCTTTGGGAAACATTAGTTCGGTCTTCTTTTTACAGGCTGCTAGTTCAAACCAACCGAATCTTTGGATATACGGTAATTCTACTGGTTGGGTACTTTTATTTACCTTTTTTTGTTTGGGCATTATAATTGGGCAATCTTTCTTAAGAACCCTATAATGAGTTCTATTTAATTACGTCTCCCTATATAAGCACATCCTTTATTCCTCTCTAGGTATAGTGGGCTACTTAGCATTTGCTAATCCCGTGGCAGCAAAATAAGCGGCGTTTGTTTACTGCACTTATTGCTTCGCACCTCTCCTTTGTGTAGTCTTTCTGTACACATAAAGGAAGGAACTCACATGAGTAATGGGGAAAAGCAAAAGGCAGAACGCACACACTGCAAGTCCGGCCATGAGTTGTCGGATGAAAATGTAAAGATTTTGAATAAAGGTGGTGGGCGTAAATACAAGCAATGCTTGACTTGCTTCCCTGTAGGTATTGGTTCTTCTAGGCAGTCGGTTGTTTATGAGCGACCAGAAGGAAGCCGCATGAGGCAGGCCCTGAGTACTGGTGTATTTGGGGATGCAATGACACGAGCAGACATCATGAGAAGCAGGGGTTAGTCTTTGAAACCATCGGATAAATTTATCCAGAAGGCGTTTGAAAAGCGAATAAAAAGAACAGAAGGCTGTTGGTATTTCACCAAACTAAACGGTGAGGTGATTCATGACTACCCGAAGTTCATGTGGAAGGGTGTTTCCGTCCATGCATGTAGAGTCTCCTACCTTATGCACCATGGTGATGTCCCTGATGGGATGAAGCTACATCGCTCCTGCGGAAATGGTGGCTGTATCAATCCTGAGCATATAGAAGCAATTAGTGACAGGGAGTTGGCCTTGAGGGTTGTTGATAAGGGGAGGAACCCTTGGTCGATGAAGACTCATTGCCTTCGTGGGCATGAGTTTAATGAAGAAAACACAAGAGTCCGTATGGTCAATGGACGACCAAATAGGAGTTGTAAAGCCTGTGTTAAGGTCTTACTTTCTTCTCGGAGCCAGTCGTAAAGGAATGATATGGCGCTCCGGTGTAAGGGTCGTATTTTGCGGCCGTTGATATAGCTTTAATGCCAATCTTCTTGGCCATAGCCATTGTCATCTTGGTCTTTGGCATCAGTACGTGTAGAGCACCCAGTGCATATTGGGCGCCTGTTCCGATTGCATAAACACCGTTCATATCGGAAATCCAGGAGTAATCACCGTCGATAATGTATATCATCCCATTTATTGCCATAAAAATAACAGAACCATGCTCTGCAACATGTTCAGAATTCTCGTTTTGTGGAGAGTTGTATCCGTGGGTCTCGAAGCACTCCCTCAATGCTGGGATAAATTTAACCGTAACGAAGTGGTCAAGCTTCTTCCCCTTGAGCGTCGGCGGACAGACTGGCGGGTTGAAGGCGTGATGCAGGATATTTATGGCCCTTACATCTCCTGCTGCTCCCAGTAAATACCGGCCGTTGTAGCTGAGTTTTGAGGACGACTCTCTCAGCGTCGCTATCTGGGTTGCATAACCATGGTCGTCAACATCAGAAACCTGGGAATCAACACACGCGAATGCGAATCCGTCCCCTTGTATTCCAATGATTGTTGTCATGACACCTATTCCTCGTCTTCGTAATCTTCTCTCATTGCGATAATCGCTTCGTAAGCAGCCCTGTAGCCTTCAGCAGAGTTTAGGACCTTTGCGCCCTTTTCTGTTGCACCGTAGAGCCACTCACCAGATTCATTGATTCCAATGACTTCAATCAACCCCAACTTCACACACTCTTCAAGGGTTTCGATAATTACCTTGCGCTGCAGTTCCTCTTCGTCCATTATGCAACATACTCCTGACCTCGGAATACTCCTCGGCCCTTGAATATCCACATTGGCTCGTAGTTGAAATATTCTCCACCAACACCCTTGGGTTGATACTGGACAACCCCAAGTCCTTGTTGCCAGTTCTCTGCTCCTTGGAGCACTGGTACACCGAATTCATCCAGTCCTGACTTGACCGAAGGTACGGCGCCGTCTATTCGGCACAGGCAGCCAGGGCTGGCAGCCATGATTGTCCTTGGGCCTTGGTCGGTTTCTCTGGTCTGAAATGCCATTTCGTTTCTATGGATATGACCGTAAATCACTGATACTGAGTTGGTGTTCAGGTATTTATTGGTTGTGCTGCCGTTCGAAACTACTTTATCTCCGTGGACAACTCGGAGATTTGAGTTTAGATAATAAGCCGCCTCCGGATATCCAGACAAATAGTTGATTTCAAGGTCGTCCATCCAGAGTAAAACGGGGAGTGATAGCACTGGCCAGTTGTCTCTGAGGGATGTTTGCTTAGTCTTGCCTCTCGTTATGCCAAAGGCTGCCTCGGCATTACTCTGTATATACATTGGCAGCCGCTTCTCATGGTTGCCCTGAATCCACGTGATTCTGGCACTTGGAGCAGCAATGCGAAGGTCCTCAAGAAATTGGGCAGCCCTATCAATTGCTGGTTGAATCATCTGCTTGAATGTCGGAGCAGTCAAATATTTGCCGAATTCAGCAAAATCAAGGTTGTCCCCGACCATCACCACCTGGTCTGGGTTCACATCCCTTATTACTTGAAGGGCTACAGAGATTGCCGCATCGTCGTGGATTGCAGCAATTGGCGCATCATGAGCAACCCCAGTTTTATAGAAACCGAACTGTATATCAGGCACAATAACGGCAGTTTCCCACCCCTTCATGGTGCGAGATTTTGTATTTGCCTTTTGTTGTTGTTTTGCAGGCCTTGGGGCTGGCGTAATTAAAGGCCATTCCGGTCCAGTGTCCCATTTTGGCGAGAGCTGGATGCTCGTTGTTGTCTTGCCCTGGGGGAGTCCGTTCTTGTCAGGACCAATAT